CTCAAAGCAATAGCCATTGCTTGTTTTTTAGATTTTACTTTTGGTCCTTTCTTTGAACCAGAATGTAATTTACCAGCCTTATACTCACGCATAACCTTACCGCTCGGCGTCCAACTCAGATAATCCACGCTGCCATCCAGCCAGATCGCACCCGCTGGAGAGATTTTCTTTTTTCCTGGCTTGGTAATTTGTTGAGAAATATTTGATCTAGAAATTGCCATTTTATTTTCTTTCAGGTTTTCTTGGAGGAATACCATATGGGTTACTAAATAAATCTTCTTTACTAATTAAATCTTGATCCATAGCTTTAAGTAAATAATTCCAAGTTTCAAAAGGTAATCTTTTCTTTTTTGTTTTATCTTTTAAAACTTTTTCAATTGCTGTAGGACCATAATTATAAGCTGCTAATGATTGAGCTAAATTATCATCAAATTTTTTCATCATAGCTTTTAAATAATCTCCAGCAAATCTTCTTTGTTCTTCTTCAGGTGTTTCTAAAATATCTTTTCTACTATATCTGCCAGTTGGAGTTTTTAATGGCTCAACATTATACCCAGGTTTTTTAGCAGTTTTTGGCATAATTTGATATTTACCTAAAGCACCTGCTGTAGATATAGCTTTTAATGGGTCTTTTTCTCCACCAGTTTCTATTTTAGCTACTTTATCTAAAATATTTTCCCAATTTATTTCAGAAGGAATTTCTTGTTCTTGTTGTTCTTGAGGTAAATATGTTTCTTCTAATTCAGGTACATAAGGAATTTCTTCATTTTCTTTTACTAAATTAACCAATTCAGAAGGTAATATTTCTTCTAAAGTAGGTCCACGAGTAATATCTGAATCCATTTTTACTTCTTCTTCTTGTGGAAGATATGTTTCTTCTAATTCAGGTACATAAGGAATTTCTTGTTCTTGTTGTTCTTTCAAAAGAGTATCTACAAAATTTTGTAACTCTGGGCTAAGTTGAACATCTCCACCTTCAGCAAATTGTGGAGTAAGGTCTACTTTTTCTTTTAATTCTTCCACGCTAGTTCCTGTTTCCTTCATAAGAAGTTTCATGACTTCAATAAGGAACTTATCATCACGATCTTTTGTTTTGTTAGTATCACCAGAACGTAGCTTGGCTAGTTTTTCAGCGGCTGAAATCTCTAGATCATCACGTTGAAGATCAAGTTTCTCTTCATCAATAGCAATCTTAGCAGCAGACTGTAGAGACGATAGTTTTAGTTTTTCTTTTTCTAGGTCTAGTTGTTGCCGTTGTAGTTCAAGGGTCATACGCTCTAGGTCTTCTACAGTACCCATCTCAGCCATACGTTGATTGTTTTGTAGAATTTCTTGAGCAGCGCCTTGAGTGATTGCAGAAATAGCAGATTCATCACCAGAACCAGCTTGTTCAACACCGGAACGAAGCATACCAGCCATTTGTTCTTCATATTGCATAATCATATGGTCACGAATATTTGCTTGAAGAATTGGAATAACTTGTTGCATTAGTGGGTCTTGTCCAAGTGTAGGATCAGCAATAAAAGATTGTTTTACAATAATGTGAGATTGATGATCTTGACCTGGAAAAGCTTGAATAGGTTGTCCTTTTACAGCTTGTCGAATATCTGAAACTGGATCAAGAGGCTGTGGTTGAGGCATATCAGGATTAAGGAACCTATTTGGATCAGTGATATTCAAAGCCTCTAGAATTGTACGATTAACTTCCTTCATGTTGTACATACCAGCAGGAGATTGAGAAGCTAGTTGTAAAACAGTTTGTGCCATTGCAATACGATGGGCAGAAGAAGGAACGTTTGGATCAGATACAGGAATAATATCAATACGACCATCAAAGTCTGCTTTAAAGATTTGACCTGTAATCATAGGAATATCAAAAGGATATTCATTTGGCAGATAATCATAGTTAATACGAGCTAGAATTTGAAACTCGTTACGTTGGCTATGATGCAGACGTTTATGGATTGCACTAAAGAATTTAGTAGAAGCTTCTAGTAGAGCAAGTGTAGTACCTACTGGACCATAGTTAGTAGAATCAGCAACAACTTGTTCCGTTGTATCAGCAAACTTTTGACCAGTTGCAGATACAAAATTGAGCATTTGCATAAGAGTATTTGATGGCTCTTTATAAGGTAGAGGAATAATAGCTTTGCTAAGATCAACACCAGTTGCTTCTACTTCTCTAAACTCGCCTGGAGCAATAGGATCGTTTGCACCTACAACTCGTACACCACGAGCTTTAAAACCACCAGGAAGATTTGCGAATTGACCTGCATCAACTAGGTTTCGCATTGCAGCCGTAGCTGTGGCTGTAAGGTTTCCAAGAAAATGGATGTAGCCTAGACCATAAAAACCAAAGCCAGGAACAAACTTATAATGAGTGAACCAGCAAAGTTTTTCTTTTCTTTCATCACTTTCTCTCCAGTTACGACGAATTGAAAGAACAGTACGAGAATCAAGATCAACAGTAACAATATAAGGAAGTGCTACTGTAATTTTATCTTCTTCCTCACTCTCATTTTCTTCTTCAATCTCCAAATAACAATGATGTTCAAGAAGAGTATATTGTGGATCACTTGTATAGTTTGGAGACATACCAAGAATAGTATCCATCTTCTTACGAAGACTTGTTGGAGTTACTTCTGTAGGTTCTGGTAATTCTGAGTCAATATAGTCTGGCAGACCATAGAATCCAGTAACAATATCACGCTTTAAATCATTTGGACTGCGATAGATAACATGAGTATATCGGTCTGCCTTACGTAGATCAGGAGCATTGTTTGAAACAACAAATTGATCAATAGTTACAAACTCAGAAACAGGACGTTCTAAAGAAGGATCATAGTAAATCTTTTTAAATGCAGAACCAAAAATTGGTAGATGGAATAACATACGTTCCAGTTCATCAAAATATTCAGGCATTTGGTCTGTTAGCTGATAATTCATAAAGTTCTGAACACGATTAGCTTGTTGCTCCTTTTCAGGAGTGGAAAGACCAACAACTTGAGCCTTTACTGGACCTTTTGATGGAAATAGTTCTTGAATAGCTTTTGATTGAAACTTAACGGAAGATTCAATAATAAGGGGATGAACGGCTGTGCAAGCACCTTCAAATGGTTCAGAAGCTTCTTCTAGTTTTAGACCAAGAAGATCAAAGCCACGTTCAAAAGTATCTTCCCAATCTGCACGGCTTTCACGATCTGCTTCATACTCGTCAATTACTTTGTTAGCAATTTCTTGAAGTTCATCTTTATCTAAAGAAAAGATTAGATTCTCATAATGATCATAAGTTAATTCTTCCATAATTTCATGAAGATCACTCTCAACATTATCTTCTTCCATTTCAATTTCTAATTCAAAAGGCTCACTATCAGCCTCTACATTAAAATCAATAATGTTAGAGTTACTTCCTTGTTCTGCAAAAGGATTACGTTCAATAGCCATGATTTATTTCTTTCTAATCTTTTAAATTCTTTTTACCAGCATTTTTAGTTCTACTAAAAGACCTATTCTTACTTGCTGGTTTGACAGCTAAATTTTTACTTGTAGTTTTGCCGCCAACGTGATGAACATCATTTTTATCACCTTTTGAAACTTTACCTAAACGAAGCATCTTCCGTCTGGCGTTATTACGCCTAGCACGATCTTTTTTACTTTTAGATTGAGACTGATATTTACCCTCACCGTTCTTACTGTAGTCTCTTTTGTAATTAGGAGAAGATGGCATTAGCGGCATCTCCAACGTTTACGAGCTTGCCGTAGACGGCTATTAGGGTCTTTTGCTGCACTTGGAAACTTCTTCATTTGTCCTTTTGATCTAGCACAAAAACTCTTACGCCGTTTAGCACGTTTACCAGTTGGATTAGCTTCCGTAACGGCGGTTTGTAGTTTACTTCCTGGGTTTTGGCGACGATACTTTGCAACACCTTTAGCAGTTAATCCTGCACCTTTTTTAGTGGGACGTTTATCTCCACTACCAATGGTCATGCCTTTCATGCCTTTACCAGTTTGCTTACGTGCCATCTATTATTTTCCCTGTCCACGATACTTTTTGTAAGAACGTCTCTTACTTTTATTAAGATTACTTCTTTTAATCATAGAAGAATTATTTCCAATAGTAGTCTTTTTTCGTACTGAACTATGTTTAATCTTTAAACCAATTGTACCTTTAGGAGCTTTAGCCATTTTTTAAAACTACTTCTTTACTTTCTTTTTAGCTGCTGCGCTTAAATCTTTATAATGAAACACTTGTTTTGATGACTTACTATGTGTAGCACCACTGTGGATTTGACCATTCATCTTATGTGTTTTACCGGAATACTTAGTCCCGTTCTTAAAATAATGCATTACATTAGCAGCCATTATTTTACCTTTCTATATTTCTTTACTTTTTTAGCAATACGTGCTGGCTGTTTTACAAATTGCTTACCAGACTTTGTTCCTTTTCGCTTTGCTTTAGTTGTAGCAGCATATTCTGAAGGTGACAATGCTTTTATAGCAGAAGAAGGTAAATATCTTTCTCCAGTTTCACTAGAAGGTTTACCAGACTTGGTACGCCATTTCTGTTTAGTCCAAGCTTTTAAACTTTTTTGACTTTTTTTAAGAGCCATTTTTAACTCTCATTTTTAATATAAATTATTTCAAAGTCAGAAGAGACAAAGTTATTAGACCCTGAACTATATGCTCGTGCCTCAATATCAGTTTTTTCTGAAAAAGCTACTGGTACTTGAAAAATAAAAGGTACTTCACCACTTTGAATAGTTATCTTTGCAGAGGTTCTAAATACACCACCAAAGGGACGTTGAACAAAACGAGCGACAAGATACTGGTTTGCGTTTGGTGTGCCTGTGCCTAAATTAGCTTTAAGAATATAACCAGTATATCCCGCTGGAATAGTCCAAAGAGCCATAAGTGTTTGGTTTTGACCTAATGTTATTTTAGCATAAATAGTAGCTGGGACACCCACAGTTACTGTGCCAGTACCTACATAAATATCACCAGCGGCTGTTCCACCACTTCCCGCTGTTGCAACATAAGCACGGTTTACGCGAATAAAAGTTGTTGTCGTTAAAACTTCAGTTTGTCCATTGAGAGAAACAGTTTCAGATGCTTCATTCCAATTTTGATCTAAACCAGAAACTACAACAGTTCTTGCACCAGTACCAGCAGATGTATCATTTGTACTGCTGCTGGATACCTTCATTTGAATTGCAGCAGCGGGATAAGCATAAATGCCACCAGCATCCCAAACCGTTTCTTCTGCACCATTAATGTCTGGATTAAATCCAAACTTAAAAATAGCTTTATGATAAGGAATTTGATCACGAGCTATTTGAAGATTAAATGGCTCATGTGTTGCTAAACGAGTAATGCTATGAGGAAAATTTACCATAATTATTTATATCCACCGCCAGCTTTTTTATATTCACTGGCTAATAGTTGTGCTTTACGTGCTGACCATTGTCCAGGTTTTCCACCCTTTCCGCCAGCCTTGATACTTTCAAATAAACGCTTACGCATTCCTGGCTTTGTGTAGTTGCCAGCTTCGTTTACTTTACTCTTCTTTTGAGTCTTCTTTTGAGTTGTCTGTTTTCTTACAATCACAACTATCTCCACAGTTTACACAATTACAATCTGGTCCACATTCTTCACAATTACAATTTTTACAAGCCATATTTTTATTTCTTTCGTGCTTTACCAAAACCAGATACCTGACGGCTTACTAAGCCACCAGATGCATATTCTTGTTCTCTAATTGCTTTTGCTGCTTTTTTAGCTAATCGAGAACCTCTTTTTTCTTCTTCATTTGAAAATAAATCAATTACTTCATTAACGCCTTTAGACAATCCTGCCTTAGGCGAATATTTACCAAATGGTGAATGTTTTTCAAAGTCTTCTTCAACTAATGCTGAAGGTAGTCTACTTTCAAATCTACTTCCTAATTTTTTTGAAGAATAATAAGGTTTATCAGGAGTAACTTTTATTTGTTTTCTTTTTTTATCCATTTTATTAAATATTCTTCTTGCTATAGTTTGCTCGACCATAGCCACGCATGGCTTTACCACAACCACGAACAGAACCACCCATATTATATTTTTTAAT